CAGCAGATGTAACCGGATCTGCACGAAAGATTCGCAATGAGATGGATAATCCCTCCTACAAATCTCAAGAGAAGAAATCCTGGAACGCGCACCCTTGATGGGTAAATCTATGACCTCAGAAAGGTCAGAGACCACCTGATCAAGGTTCTTTCCCATGATACGATACCAGTTAGAAAAGCCTGGTATATATCTTTGGGTAAGAGCTTGAGCTCTCTGGTCGAGAGTTCCTGTGACAGAGAGGCCGAGGTTCGAGTTCGCTTTCTCGAAACCAACACCTCTTTGTAACAGCGAGTGTAAACATCTACTCTTCAATTGAAGAGCAATGTTTACTTCTGCGAAGCTCATGGCACGCTCCACCGGTTTAGCCTTCTCAAATATCCAATTCGCACTGGATATTCTGTCTTGGAGAGGGACTCCTTTCGGATTCCATCCAAGGCCACCGAAGTATTCAGGAACACAAGCAACACGTTCCAAAATACGACGTTGGCGAGGTCTAAACAGGGGGATGGATCTTGGACCCAAGTTCCTAGCCAGATCAAAGAAAGAGTCATCAGATATGGCTCTCCATTTGAGCTGAGGTATTACCTTTTCCTTGGTAATAACCTTACCAGCAAACTCACAAATCTTGCTGGATTCTAGAGACTTGTTTTCAGAGATCGGACACTCAAGTTCCTCCATTATCTGGAAGTACTTTTGTGCCAGATCAGTGTCCAAGATGACTACGTCGTCCCCTAGGATAAAGAACTCACCATTAAATGGTTTGTTCAATAACCCTAAGAGGAGGATACCGTGTGTTAGTGCAAAAGCACCGAAAGATGGGTACAACCCTAAGGGTTGCCCCCTCTTCCACTGTATGAGCCCTTCATCGGGCATCATCCAGTAACCACGGCTGATCTCAACAAAGAGATCAATCCATTTCTTTGGAAACAACTTACGCAAAACTACTTCCTGCAAGCGAAGTGGGAAGTAATCAGTTGCTCCAGAGAGATCGACGGAGTACACCATTTGTCCTTTACTCAAAGCCAGATGTAAAGGAGAATACGCACGAGTTTGGTCAAAAGTACAATCCCAAGGTAACTGAGGGAGAGTACCATACAAGACCTTTCCAAGAGGTTCCAACACTTGTTGGAAAATCCGTCCTGGATTGGCTACAGCACGAAGCTTATAGCCAGGTTCTTGTA